GATGGTGCTGGTTCCACCCAGCGTCCGAACGAGAACTAAAGTTCAAGTCTGGACCTTGCGCGCGGTAGAGAGGAAGCACTTTGCTCCTCCACTGCGGCTCAATGAAAAGAGCCGCATCCAGCCCCCTAAAAGGGCTGGATTCTCCGAAGCTTCATGTAGACGGCTTCGGGACGTCCGGCACGTGCAAGATGCTGCCGGTCAGCGAAAGGTTCGTCGCTAACCTTTGACAACACCTTTTGCAGGGCACCGACTCCAGAGATTTCACTCTGTGGAATCCGGTTGCTGACTACCCATCCCTTGACAAGAGGGGTGTGTAGCGTTGGGTGGGTCCGTTCGGATTGGTATCCGAGAAAACTCCACCTACCCAGCAGTCGAGACCTGGAAAGCATATCCTCCTCAGGATCGCCTTCCTGCACCTCGACGTTAGGAAAATGGCCTCGCAAGAGGACCATGATCTGCTCGTCGAGGTACGACGCCGTACGCCACAAACCGGCCGCGTAAAAGCGGTTGCGGAGAGCGACGAACGACTCGGTCTCAGACACGTGTCTCCGAGAGGTCGGAAAGGAAAGCCGTCCAGCTTGATCGCGGACGACCTTCCTGACTTTCACGACGCTAACGTCGTGTCCGTCATAGTACTCCCGACCGCAAGACTCTCTGAACTTACCAGTCCAGAAAGACTTGCCCTGGTTCACCTTCAGCCCGAAGGCCTCCAGAGTCCAGACAACGGAAGACGCGAAGTCCGTGGGGACAATGATATCATCCCCATAGACCAGCACCCGGCCCAAGAAGTCAGATTTGATCTGCTCCTTGGTCAACTGGAACCCTTGCTCCCACTCAATGGCGAGGAAGACCAATGTGATAAAACACATTGCCTCAACCGGAAAGGTGAGAGCGGAGCCCATGGACGCGTACTTGGCAAGGGGCAAAACCCCAAAGCCTTGTACGTCTGCTCGGTATGACCGAGTCACCTCAATTGCCTCCTTTACAAGAGGCCAGCGGTAGACCAGGTTTTGAACGAGCAGATGCGAGACGCGGTCTGATGCCTCACTAAGATCTAGTGTGGCAAAGGCCCCAGTCAGGGAGCCCTCGCAAGCCAGTCTCCTGTTAGGATTCTGGTCTGCGAAACCAACCATCGCACCGGCCACGACTGAAGAGTCGCGTTCGATGAGACGGACAAGGACACTGCTGATCGCCTGCTGCATGTATTGCATGGCAGTAGGCTCAATAGCAATGATCCGGGGCGCCTTCGCAGTCTTGGGAACGGCAACGACCCTTACGGGTCGCTCCTCCCAAAGCTCCAGCAACGCCACGTCACGGTACCGCTCCTCTCGGTAGCGGTCACTTGGAACAGCGTAATCCCCATAAGGGAACACGTTCTCCAAGCGCCTTGGCCATTCGGTCAGGTCAAACTTCTCGTTTCCGAGGAGTCTGTCTGCCGTTGCGCCAGGTCCGTGCTTGGGACGAAGGGCCAATGAAGGCCGCTCGGGGGATTGAGAAATCCCTCCGTGCTCTTCTTGCCACAAGATTTGACTCAAGTGGTGGAAGACGTCGTTCCAAAGGAGACTGCTCATCCGGCGAAAGCCTTCGAGCAGACCGGAGTCGTCTCTTGCGAGACGCTCCGAAGTCTCCCGGACGTCAGCTTCAACTTCAACAAAGCCGCGCATCGCGGCTGCTTCCCTCTCGGAAGAGGTAGGCAACTCCAGCTTGGAGTACAGCAGCGTAAGCTGCCGCACTGCTTGGATGGAATCGATGCTTGGCTCAGGAAGAAGAATTCCTGTGCCGCGATCAAAGATCAGGTCGAGGAAACCACCCAGAAAAATGGGGGTTCCGCCCTTCCGCCTAAAACCGGCGAAAGAGGTTGTCGAGATCTGCTCGTCTGCGAGGCTTCTTTCGAAGTCCTTACAGAATTGAGGCAGACTGATGGTCATAAACGACCATCCCTGCGCCTTGATCCGACCGCTGACAGCACTAACGTCAGCGGCGGTGCTCACGCCACACTGATCGCCGAGTTCTTCGGCGACCTTGTTCCAGAGCATCATCAGGCTTTTCACACACGGCCCCTTTCGTAGGGGTTCATGGGTCCATAGCCTTGTTCGACTACAATTTGAAAACTGTAGTCCACCTTGGACACCTTGGTCTCACGACCAGGGCGTTCCACAGGCTGTCGAAGTGATCAATGATAGATCCAATGCCCGCGCCGATCAAGAGTCCCAAAAGGACCATGACGACAAAGACTTGGCTACCAGAAATCACTATAGACAGCAGACCTCGCAGATGAGGTGGGCGTTGATCCTTCCTTGTAAAGGGAAGGCGCTCAACTCTCACCCGCGATGACCTTCGTCAGGTTCGCATCAGAACCCCATGCGATAGCTGCCTTCGCGAGAAGGAGAAGCTCCGCGTTGGTGAACTGACCTCCGTTGGGCTCGTCGATGACGAGCGTGATGGAGGCTCCCTGAAGTCGGGAGTTGCCGGCGATGAACGGGTCTGCAGCGATCTTGCTCTGATCGAGCTTGACCGCGTGACGCAGACGACCGTTCTTCGTCGCCTGATGAGACACCTTCAGAACGACAGTACCGTCATCCTTGGTATAGGTGGCGGACTGCCCGTCGTTGTCAGTTCGCGGAAGCGACTGAGCAACGGCGTTGATGGTGACCGACTGTGGGTCTGTGAACAAGGCAATGCTCCTAGTGTTGAGAAGCTGAGGAAGGTTACCTCAACTTCAGAGGTGACCGATCACTGGTTGTGACCGGCATGCCGCCTTACTTAAGGGCGACATCCTCGGGCTGATTCACATCAGTCCGGGGTCGCGGAACTTGGTTAAACCAAGCGCCGCGAGGATCGAAAGCTGACGCGCATTGAGCGCATCCTCCTTCAATCCCCAGTAGAGGGGGTTGATTCTACGCCGCTTCTTGATTTCGGTCTTCAAGACCACAGAAGCAGTGTACGAGGCGCCGTCATTACTGACAACGTCTTGGGTAATTGTACGGACCACCTTGCGGTGTTCCATGATGTACGCATACCGAACCAGGGAGGGGTCCTCGAGGTACAGAGAGATGTTATCAACAACATCTCCTGTATTGGTAAACCAATCGAGGAGCCAGCTCCATGCAGTGAGGTTGTACACCGCCGACGGATCGGGTTTCCACCCGTAGAGGTAGTTGGTTTTATCCAACCACCCCATCGCCCCGTTAAGGGACGTTTCGTCGACAAAGTACGAGTAGCACCCAGAAAAAGACCGCTGGATAGTGGTCTCGTCCTGGTATACTACCGGACCAACACTGCTCCACATCGAAGCGTTTGTTCCAACCGGAACCCGGGTGGAGCTAGCAGCAGATATTACGCCGCTAGACACGCTTCGAACAGGATCCATGTCATACCTGCGCCGAACATGCCTCCCACTATCACGAAGATACTGCTTAGTCAGCTTCTCAGCTTTCTGAACAGTGTCGATGATAGCGTTGATATCGGAGATCGTTGGAGCGAGACCGAACTGATAGTTCAGCCACTCCCCGCCTATCTTTTCAGACAGGCTCCTCGCGTCGTTCTTTTTAAAGAACGAGAGGAAAGGGGTGTCGGGTAAACCGTCGTTCCTCAGCTCTCCGAGGGAGGTGTAGACGCTGTTGTGCGGAGCATTGGGAGCAAGACTCGATAAGAGTTTCGTCCCCAAGAGGCTCAATTCCGGGTCATCTGCATTTGAAACAGATGGCCAGTTGGCAGAGTAGAACGAGTCGTAAGACTGGTCCTGATCTCCGCCAAGCTGCACGTCTTGAACGTCCGGACGGATGTCCGAAACGCTTGGACGTGCTGGAAACAACGGTCCGCTAAAGAATCGACCATTGGCCCCATGAACTCCTGCAAAAGGAGCCGTGAGACCTTCGGCACGATCGATGCGGGTGGTGAAATCACCACCGACGTTGCGCACTTGTGACTGCAAATACCCCTGCATGGCATGGCCTTTATCGGCCATCCACCGGCGGTACGCATGCCAGTTATGCTCTTCGTCCCACGTCTGTTGACGTTCGACGAAAGAGACGCGGAGATTCTCGTTGGGAAGAGACAACAAAGTGTTCTTCCCGACAAGATCCATGTAGTTTACTACACGGGCCCGTTTCCGGTATCTCTGCGACATGGTGATCCCTCTCTACTGATGATGCTGGCTGGCCTGCGTTGCACAGGCACCGTGTCTCATTGTGTGACCTTCCCCGCAAGCGGTAGAAGGAATGGACACGGCAACCAGCAACAGGCTCACAGGACAGTTCCGAGAACAAGGGGGAAGTCCCTTCCCTGTCAAGTGTGGTGTCATAGCACCAGGTGCCCCGAAAGGGGC